GGGACGTGATCTTCACAGTCGGGGTTCCCCTCCTGTTCGTTGGCACGTTCTCAGGCATGGCGACAGGAGTCCTTAGCGGACTCCTGTTCTCCATCATGCTAAGCTTCATCTCCCTACTTACAGGTTACAACCGCAAGGTTGAACTGTAACCACATAACATCAAGTCCTCAAACGGGGCATACAGCGTCCTGAGTATGACGTAAGACAACGGTATAAACTGCTCCTCCTATTATGATCACAACCATCCTAGCCCACATCGCCCTAGCTACTATCACATCGGTCACAGTCGTGTATCTCCAAGCCTTCTTCTCGCTTGTAATATCGGTCAGTCAATCGCTTCGCGCCTGACCTCCCCACCGCCCAAAACTAAAAAAATTGGTTCGTTCCTCACCAGATAATAAAACGTGTTCTGATGACTATCGTCCCCAGAAAACTGACTTACGCAAAGCTACAGTCAGCACGCACCGCCAGTCGCTACGCTCCCCCACAGTGCACTCGGTCGCGAGCAAGCTCGCTCCCTCAGGGGGCGACTACACTACTATCATGCTTAACTACACTACTATCACGAGTTGCGTGAACGATTTCTTTTCTTGCTCTGAACTCTCAAATTCTTTGGAGAGTTGTTGTTTGGATTTCTATCCTTGTGATCAACATCTTTACCAGCTACCGCAGCAGATCCCATCTTACGCTTCACACGACTACGAGCCGTGTTCCTTCCAGCTCTCCGCTTCTTCTGGAGAGGGGATGAGTGGTAATTATCATACTCTTTTCTATAATTTCTTTCCATAGTGATAAATAGCTATTCACCATAAGATTCTATGGTAATAGCGAAGATAACAAAAACAATAGTCCGTGTCGCCGTTCCTGTCGTTCTTGAGCTTGTTGCATCTGCAATAATGAGACAAAGCTTTAGAATCAGAAGAAGATCAAGGAACCGCTCCGACTACTCATAAAGAACATCCGTCAGATTACTCTGACGGATGTTCCCATATGAACAACAGAAACACAACACAACTAACGTTGTGACTACACTATTTAGCATGACTCTTAACAAATCAAGCAAAAAATCATCTAATAGACACTTAATTAATCTTCTCATCAAGCAAGATGAGGAGATGAGGTATTTGAAACTTGAGAATTACAAGCTTCAAAAACAAATAATTGCTGTTCTTCAGCAATCAACTAGAACAAAAACAACCAACATATACCATGGCAGTAACAATCCGCTACGGCGTAACTAACACCATCACCCGTGATTTCGACAGCGAAACCACGGTTGGTGATCTTCTCAGCGATCGCAGTCTCCTTGGTGCTCTTAATGCACCAGAGGGCTGTGTCGCTTTATCAGGTGGCACATCGCTCTCTCTTGACTCATTTGTAAGTGATTTTAGTGGTGAGACTGTAACACTAGAAAAACAAGCCTCCAGCAAAGCTTAGCTACGCTGGCACAAAGTCCTTGTTGCTTAGACGATTTCTTACTTCTATAAGTTTCTCGTTTAGGCAACAAGGCAATCTTTTATCCATAGAACCACAGATACAATGTCCGAACCTAAAGAATACATCCACACAAGCCCGTTGCCGTTTGAAAAGCAATACGTTTTAGCAAGCGATGGCGTTTTCTACAGTAGAGAGATAATCACTACTCCAATAACAAACCAGCGAAACTTAGTAGAAAGTTGCAAGTTTGATGAAACAATGAATCTAAATCAATGTGTAAACCGTCTAGAAATTAACGATCCAAGTCCAGACAGGAGTTCAATCCCTATCTCTAGTTGTTATTACGAAGGCTATTACGACAGCGATTACAGCAAAAAACACATATTTGTTCCCATCTATGCGTTTACGTTTCCTAAAGCTGATCTAACTAAATTAAACATCAACTACAACAATCCTGACGTTGATCCTGTTTACGAGTATCAACTAACACCCAATCAGTATACTAGAGACTTCACCAACCGAGTTATACCAAAGTATAGTCCTCGTTTCTATAGTGATCGCCACCAAATGTATATACATTTTATTATCAGCGATTCTAATCCTTCAAATGGAATAATGGGTGAACGACGCATAGGCTACCCAACTCTGTTTGCTGTAAACAAAGACACAAAGGAACCTGTTTCAATGGACTTACCAAACATATACGACACAGGCAAAATTTGCACTGGCGATTCATACGGTAGGTTTGACATGGACTCATCAGTAAGCACTCACGACATTGTGCGTAATGTGCTTATTGAATTATTCAGTTCTCCAGCTAACACAGACCTGTATCCTAGAGAAGAGTTTGTAAGAGCTTATCTAACGTATGACTCAGAAGCTCAGTGCTTACTTCTTCCCGACAGAGACGGCTCTGGCATTGTTAATCCGTATGCTACAAAAGAACGTGGCTTCTTTTTCCCAATAACCAAATCAGTGATTCTTGATTTCACTTCATTACTATGGAAGAAATAACACCATTAGACCTACTAAACAATGGTAAATCCGTGTTCGAAACAAATCACGGTTACCACTACCATTCTCCTTATAGAGCACGCACTGATGCTATAAGATCAGCTACAATTAGAAATCTTGAACATACTTCTAATCAGCTACTAGACACATATGATATAGAACACGGCTTAAATCCTGCAGAACTTCGTGTTTTACTAAAAATCATAGCAAAGTCATACCACGATTGCGGTAGGAAACGCGGAGCAATACTTAGATACATTAAGCATTACATGGAGAATGATGTTCCTCTTGGTAACAAAAGAATGTTTAACAAACTAAAAGCAATGGACGAAGGATCCAGAACCAGATAACCATGAAACAAAAACTAAACGCAACAATCATCGGTGCAGGTGGTGTAACAAGCTATCTGTTACCCGCACTTAAACGTAGCTTTGATCTCAATGTCGTATTGTTCGACGCAGACAAGCTAGAGAAACACAACCTCGACCGTCAACTATTTCGCAATAGTGACATCGGCAAATACAAAGCAGATGCGTTGCTCAAAGCTAACGTGTTCCGCAAATCAGAAGCAATTGCTGTTAACTCATACTTCGAAGAAGACTTGCTCGACACAGAGTATCTTCTTTACTTCGGTAAAAGTTGCGACGTTATTATCTGTGCAGCCGACAACCACCCAGCTCGACGCGCAGCTATACACGCTTCTAACGTAATGCGTAAACCGCTAATTATCGCAGCTAACGAATTCTCAACCAGCCAAGCGTTCTTCTACGATCCGCAGTATGCTGTAGAGTATCAGAAAATCGACCCGTATGTTCGCTATCCAGAGATTGAGACCTCCAACGAAGGTTCTCCAATCCGCTGTCAAGGTGAAGCACTAGAGTCTACGCCACAACTTGCCATTGCTAATCAAGTCGCAGCATCGTTTGCAAACTACTTGATATGGGCATGGTTCTGTGAAGGCTACGGAAACACATCTGACACGTTCAACCCTGTCGAGTTTCAATCTACGTTCTCTCGTATGGAAACTATAACCTTAGCTGACTGTGCATAATGAGTGAAAAGAAATACACAATACACGACGACACCGTATATGAGGTATCCAGCAACGCGCTGTATACAACATACACAAAGTGTAAAGTCCCAGTAGCAGAGTCAGTAACACCCGAATGGAAGGGTCAAGCCATACCTTACAAGATGTGGCAAGACATAACAGACTGGTGTGTTCTAAGTTATGAAAAATTTAAATCAGAAACACTCGTGTTTCTATATTACGATTTAAACAAACAAGACGCCGAGAACCGTTGGTCATTCTGGATACCACCCCAAATAACTAACGGCATGACCGTCAAGTCCGACCCAGAATCCGAGTTCTTTGAAAAAGAACGTAAGAATTTTCCTGACACAATGTTTGGAACTGTGCATCACCATTGTAGTAGTTCCGCATTTCAATCAGGGACTGACCACGCAGACGAGCTGGGGCGTGAAGGTTTACACTTCACTATTGGTCATCTAAACAAACCATTTGACTTAGATGTCCATGTAAGACTTACGATTGGCAAATCTCACGGCGATGTGGAAGCATCGTCCGTAATCCAAGCAGATCCTAAGTTACAGAAGTGTTTCGAAAGCTTGCAAAGCTCGTACCAAATAAATACAATAAAGCAAGCTTTTGATACCCTTCACGACCTCAGCATTTGCTCTGCGTCTAAAGACTACACTAAACGAGAAAAACATTTCTCTAAACACTATGCTAAAGTAGAAAAACCAAAAGTGTCTACAACTAGCTACAAAAGTACCCATCTAGGACTAGGTTATGGTGCTAGCCACACAGGCTACACTAGAAGCAGTTATCAAAACCAAATGGAATTTGACAACGAAAGTGGCTGGTATAAAAATAAAAAAATAGAAGCAGAAGATGACCATCACTTTAGTTATCAAGATATAGCAGAGGCTACTGCTGACGAACTGTTTACAGATCCAGATTTGTTAGCACTTCAATCTAATTACTTGGGCACGACTGACGCAGCTAACTTATCAAGACCTGATAACATTAAGAAATATGTTCAAATGTTAGAAGACGAAGTGTATACCAGCACAAAAGAAGGCTTAGAATTTACAGAACTTCTTGACAACTACTTTGACGAAAGCTTTTCTAACTATGTAATAGACACAGAGCAAATTATAAAAGCTCTTAAAGAAATTGCAGAAATTGAAGACGACATAGCTCCGTCAACTTTTATATGAAAAATGAAGCAGCATTCTCAACTTGGGTTCGTAAACTAGCATATAAATATACCCAAAGTTCAGTGCTATTTCAGCGCATCGAGACCACCACATCCAGTGGTGTTCCCGATGTGCTCATGTTAACTAATAATAAAACACTTCTGTTAGAATTAAAATATGAAACAAAAAATCTTAGACCAATGCAAAAAGCTTGGCACAAACGTATCCAAAAACTGGTCGAAGCTAACGAGACAGTTGAGCTTTGCGTATTATGTGCTTATCCAAAAACTAAAAGAATGGTATTCTTCGTAGTTGACCAAGAACCCATAGAATACAAACTAACTCAAGAAGGACTATACAACTTGTTTGATACATTAAAAATTTAGACAACGCCCCGACAACAGAAAGCATGGCGTTCGCCGTGTGATCTTAATGTCCCAGCAAGCTCTAAGATGCGACTCTGCGCTGCATCTTCAAACTGCGTAGACTAGGCGAATCAAGTGAATCCCCTGAGGGAGGCTGCATCCGACGAATCCATCCTAGATAACTGGCTAGCTTCTATGCTAGCCAGCCAATTTACAACATGCAACAAGACCTACTAACAATACCAAGAAGCGAAAGACCAGCAAAGAATCTACCACCCTCATGGGAACCTAGTTCTTTCTGGAAAGCACCCGCTGAGCTTCCCAAGCTGTCAGGCGAAATAGCTATTGACTTAGAAACGTATGATCCGTATCTAAAACAAACAGGACCCAGCTACAAACGTAACGAAGGTTTTGTAGTAGGCATAGCTATAGCTGACAAAAACCACACAATGTATCTACCCTTTGCTCACCAAGGCGGGGACAACTTATCAAAGAAACTAGTAATATCCTATGTTAAAAATCAAATCAACAATGCTGATTCTATTATCTTTGCTAACGCTTTATATGATATGGGCTGGCTACACACGCTTGGAATCTCTATTGGATGCACAGTCCGAGATGTACAAGTCGCTGAAGCCTTAATCGACGAAGAACAATTTAGCTACTCGCTAAACAGCCTGTCTTTAAAGTATCTTGATCGACCTAAAGATGAAAAGCATCTCAAGAAAGCAGCAGAAGCTTACGGAGTAGACCCTAAAGGTGGTCTTTGGAAACTAGCAGCACGACACGTAGGAACCTACGCAGAGATTGACGCACGTAACACTTGGGACGTGTATCAAGAACAAAAACCCATACTTGTAAAAGAAAGTTTAACACAGATATGGGAGCTAGAATGTAAAGTAACTAAAGTTCTTCTTAGTATGACACTCAAAGGTGTCCCCGTAGACATACTCGCAGCAGAAGAATACAACGATGCTTTAAAGAAAAGAGAGTATCAGCTAGGCGCACAGTTTGGTAATCTAGACATATGGTCTCCTCAACAACTAGGTCACTATTGTGAGACTACACTAGGAATTAAAGTTCCTCGCACTGACAAAGGTAACTACTCAGTAGATAAATTCTTTCTGCAAGCAACTGAGAACCCAACCTTAGCAAACATACACGAACTACGTAGCATTAACAGACTTAGAAAAGTATTTATTGAAGATATAATACTAGGTCAAAACTACAAAGGTCGCATACACGCTGACTTTAAACAGACTGCATCAGAACGAGGCGGGACACGGAGTGGCAGGTTGTCGTCAAGCAACCCCAACATGCAGCAAGTTCCAAAGAGAAGCGACATCGGTAAAAAGATTCGCTCACTTTACATTGCTGAGCCAGACATGCTCTGGTGTAAAGCAGACTACAGTTCTCAAGAACCACGACTACAAGTGCACTACGCACTGCTTGGTGACATACATACGGGTAAACCTCTGCCCAAAGCAGAAGAAGCGCGAGCTGCTTTCGCATCAGGAGAGAAGCTGTATACGTTTTTTGAAAAAGAAACAGGACTTCCTTATGACACATGCAAAATGCTCTGTCTTGGTATCTCGTATGGCATGGGTAACAAAACAATGGCAACACAACTAGATATTGGAGAGGAGGAGTGTAAGTTAGTGACTGAAAAGTTTAACGCTAAAGCACCCTTTCTCCGAATTTTATTCGACAACGTTATGTTGCGAGCTAAGCAAAAAGGAGAAATTAAAACCATACTAGGCAGAAAGGCTCACTTTGACTTCTGGATGCCTAGTTACGACGATAAACCAGTGAAAGGATACAACAATGCAACTACAAAATATAAAGACCAAATTAAAAATCTCCAAAGAGCATTCGTTAGCAAAGGGCTTAACAGACTTATTCAAGGCTCTGCTGCTGATCAAACGAAACTTGCTATGGTACTTGCTCATGACGCTGGACTTGACCTTCGGCTTCCTGTGCACGATGAGATCAACGCTATGGTTACCGACGAAGCAGAAGCTAAAAAACTTGGTAAAATCATGGAAGAAGCAATAAACTTAAAAGTCCCTGTAGTCGCAGACATAGACCTTGGACCTACTTGGTGTTAACAATATGGACATATTAAAAACAGCTTTAAAATTAACTACTGGTGATCGACACAGCGAATACGGAGACTGCACTGTCGAATTAGACAGAGTAGCCACTATGTGGTCTGTCATCTTTGAGACTAAAATCACACCTAATCAAGTAGCTTTAGCTATGATTGCTCTAAAAATAACTAGACAAATGCATTCAAATAAGAAAGATAACTGGATTGATATAGCTGGCTATGCTAGAATAGGAGATATTGTAAACAAAGAATTATGAATGAAGATCCACTACTCGTTGAGGCTCAAGAAGCTATCGACACACCAGAACTGTTCTCTGAACAAGAGACAGCATCACAGCGACCAACTGATATGGCTGCTGTTATTGACCTAAGCGACACACTTGTCAGCTTAGAAATACAAATAGCTCGTGCAGAAGAAAATCTGTCAGAGTTAAAAACTGCAAAAAAGAAAGTAGCAGAAGAGCACTTGCCCACAATGTTAGAAACGTTGGGCATTGACTCCCTGAGACTTACAAACGGCAAGCAGATTACAATCAACTCGTTCGTCGATGCACGAATCAAAGATGAAAATGCTGCCTACAACTGGTTGCGAGAAACAAACAACTCGTCCATTATCAAGAATGAGGTAAAAGCCAATCTTGACAGAGGCAACGATCAACTCGTATCTCAAATACTAGAAACCCTTCAGGAGATGGGTGTGGAGGCTTCTTGTAAGTCATCAATACATCACTCAACTCTCAAGTCTTTCTGTCGTGACGCTCTGGATAACCCAGAGCTGGCAGAATCTCTACCTCGTGAAGCCTTTGGTATCTACCAAGGTAAGCGAGCAAAAGTAACCTAAGAAACAAAGAATAATAATCATGGCATATGATATAACAAAAGTAGCGGGAATGGGCACTGAAAACCTCGATGAAGGTTCAGCAATGCCGTTCATCCGCATCCTGCAAGACTTGAGCCCACAGCTCAAGCCAAACAAAGACGAGTATGTCGAAGGCTCAAAAGCTGGAGACCTGTTCTTCGCAAAGACAAAAGACCTACTGGACAACCCAGTAGAAATGATCCCAGTGTATACTACTGCAATGTATACAGAGTGGATTCCCCGCAACAAAGGTGGAGGCTTCGTAGGAAGTCACCCGCTATCCGTTGTTGGCAATCCTCTCTACGAAAAGGGTCGTGAGCGTCAATACGATGAATGGCTCGGAGACAACGAACTACGCTACACCAGCTACTGGTTCGTCCTTATTAATGTAAACGGTGCGTGGGAAGAAGCAATGATTCCTTTCACATCGTCTCAGCTAAAAGTTTCTCGCAAACTTACATCTGACATTAATCGTTTCCGTTACGATGACAATCCTAGCATTGTCCCGCCTCTGTTTGCACAGAAATGGCAACTAGCGACCGTCATGGAAACTAGCAAGAATAACGACGATTATTGGAATTTTGAAATTAAGAGCCCATCGGTTCTTGACTTCGAATCCGATGAAGATCTTCTTGAGTTAGCCGCTGCTACTTCAGGCAAAGCTGCAGATACTCCTCTGCTAAAAAGCCCTAAGCAAGAAACAGCACCAGCTTTAACTACTGACGAAGATATATTCTAAATAAACTGTAGCCCAGCCCTTAGAACGGGGCTGGGCTCCTTTATCCCCATATGAGCAACGACACTACACTAACCGAGCTAGCTACTAAATTCTTAGAGCTATATAAATGTAACCCTAATGTACACGGAGAAACAAAGCTAACAGGCAAGTTTAGGGACAGGGACGGTAAGTGTGACTCTAAATCATTTCTAGTAAAAAGCGGAGTAACTGTAAGCCTGTGGGAAGAGCACATCCAAGGCAAAAAACGTATAGGATGCACACCCCTACAGGAAGACAGCTCTGTATTCTGGGGAGCACTAGACGTAGATGTATACCAAAAAGAAGATACTCTTGAAAAACTCAACGAAAAGGTAGCAGACAACAAGCTACCTTTTATAGTATGCAGATCTAAGTCAGGCGGTGCACACGTATATTTATTCCTAAGCGAGCCCGTAGCTGCTAAGGACATGATTGACAAGCTTAAAGCTTTTAGTGCCTTTTTTGGTCAAGGTGTATCAGAAATATACCCCAAACAACCAAAGATCGGCAATCGCAAAGACGACTCTAAATATGGCAATTGGCTAAATATGCCCTATAGTGGCAACCCTACGCTCCAGTATGCCTTTAATAGCAAGGGTGAGGCTCTTGACCCTCAAGAGTTTATAGACGCAGCTACAGCTAATCGTATGACCTCTGAGGCGTTTCACAGCCTTGAAGTCCCTAGCGGTTCATCAGAAATATTCCCAGAAGGACCTCCGTGCCTCAACTATATATTTAGCGAGCGGACTCAAGCAAGCGAAAGTAGAAACATTACTTTAGCAAACGTAGCTGTGTATCTTAAAAAAGCTAACCCTAGCGAATGGAAGCAACTCATCCACAAGTATAACAGGATGTTTTCAGAACCTCTCAATGACCGAGAAGTAGACGCAATCATATCTTCGTATAGCAAGAAAGACTACAAATACCAGTGTGCCCAAGAACCGCTGTGCCGTTTCTGTGACGCAAAAGCATGTGGCATGACTAAGCACGGCATTGGAGGCGAAGACTTCATGCCCAACAACCGTTCGTTAGTTCAACTAAAAAGTGACCCGCCTCTTTGGTATGTAACCTTAGACGACACTGAACTACAGCTTAGCACTGCAGAGTTTGATAACTTTAACCTGTTTAACCAAAAAGTAATGGAGCGACTGCTTTACAAATTTCCTCCTATTAAACAAGAGGACTGGATTAAACAACAAAACCTACTTCTTAAAAACTGCACACAAATAGACATCCCCTTTGAGATGACACCCGTAGGTCAGTTAGTAGAACTTGTATCAGGTTTCTGTGACTCTGCCGTAGAAGAAGCTCATCACATCAAGAATGGACCCATTAAAAGATCAGACGGTAACTACTTGTTTCGCATGTCACATCTTAGAGATCATCTTGAGCAACAAAGATTTAAGGACATGCCTTCAAATAAAGTGCTTTCTGTATTAAAGAAAGTATTGAAAGCAGAACCTGACCGCGTCCAACTTGACAGTGTAAACACTAGATGCTGGCGCATCCACCAGAATATGCTAGATGTAAACAACATTACAGCGTATCCTGATCTAATAGAACAGAACAACTACTAATGACAACATCACAACTAATACTAGCAATTATGCTAGTCGAAAGCAACGCAGATATTAACGCAATAGGGGACAACGGAACAGCACACGGCTGTTTCCAATTAACCAAAGCATACATTCAAGACGCTGCTCAACACGCAAACGAAGACTGGACTGTAGACGATGCTTACAGCTATGAGAAATCTCGTATGATTTTTAACTCATACATGCATCGTTATGCAACGCCAGAACGACTAGGTAGAGCTGTAACTCCTCAAGACATCGCAAGAATACACAACGGTGGACCTAACGGATGGAAAAAAGAAAGCACTGAGAAATATTGGGAGAAGGTTAAGGATATATTAGATTATGAAGAATAAAACTAAGATATACGTTGCTAGTGCTGGCACAGGTAAAACTACCACACTTATGAATCTTCTAGGCGAGTGCTTAGAACAAACTAGCCCACGTAAAATTGGCTTTACTACCTTTACTAAAGCAGGTGCTCAAGAAGCTATAGACAGGGCTTTAATAAAATACCCTGATTACGACCCCAAAGAGTTTGAAGCTTTCAGCACATTGCATGCTCTTTGTTATCGACGCATACCAAGTAAAAGAATTATGAACTGGAAGGACTACCAAGCCTTCAGTAAACTTAGTTCTTTTAAGTTCACGGGAGCTGCTGCCGTCTCTAAAAAAGACGGCAGCAATTTCACGACAGGTATTGGAGATAGGATACTGTATTACAACGGGCTCATGCGTAACATGCTAATGTCTTCCAAAGAAATACTATTAGAAACCCCAAGCAATGTAGTATCTGTTGAAGAGTTAGAAGAGTTCTCTAAGTTTTACAAAAAGTTTAAAGACCAAGGTGACGTTTACGACTTCACTGACCAACTAGAACAATTCCTTGAGCTAGATGTTCATCTTGATCTAGACTACTTGTTTGTTGATGAAGCTCAAGACTTATCTCCATTACAGTGGAAAGTCGTAGACCATCTAAGCAAAGACGTTAAACAGCTATACATTGCTGGTGACGACAAACAGAGCATTTACAAGTTCTCAGGAGGTGACCCAGTGTCATTAATCAATAGAGAGGGATCTAGAATCATTCTAAATAAGAGCTACAGGTTACCTGCTAGAATCCTTGAATACTCTGAGCAAGTTGCTAAGAAGATTACACAGAAACAAGACTACACTATTACCACAGATAACGAAGACGGGTATGTGTCTAAAATAAAAACATTAGCAGATTTAGACTTTTCACAAGGATCTTGGCTATTGCTTTGCAGAAACAGAGCGTTTTTACCTTACTTTGAAAACCTGCTAATAAGACAACGACAACTCTTTGTATCAGGAGGCGACTGTTCCTTGTTTAATGCTAACACAATCAGGATGATTAAGTTGTGGGAACAACTTAGAAAAGGGTTTAAGTTGTATGTTAGGGACTTAAAAGTGTTATACAGAGAGTATTTGCCCAGTGGAGTAGCAGTAGCTCGTGGTTCTAAGAAACTTATGGACTCTATGCATGACTTAGATATGTTTGACAAGCACGAGTTGTCTACTAACTACGGTCTAAGAACTACTGTTTCTTGGGACAAAGTGTTTAAGCTCTCAGACACAGCTAGAGATATACTGAAGAAAGCAGAGGAACAAGGAACCTTGATCGAAGGAGGCAACGTAGAGATTAACACAATCCACGCTGTCAAAGGTCGAGAAGCAGACAATGTAGTCATACTGCCCGACATGGTAGAGATGACAAGTAAAGGATTTGCTAAAGACCCTGACAACGAGCACCGAGTTTTTTATGTTGCAGTTACTAGAGCAAAGAAGCATCTTTACATACATCACCCCGTAACCTCAAGATTTTACGAAATGCCATGAAACTAGAAGAACTTTTAAATGAGCTGCTTGACCTTGCCAACGAGCACGGAGGGAACGCAGATACTAATATTCAAAATGTAATCTGCAATTCTCTAGAAACAGACAGTTCATCAGAAGTAACAGTCATTGTAAAAACAAAAGAATAACAATGGAATCAGATACATATGAAACATCCGCAGGAAGCGTAAGTAACTTCATGCGGTGGGCAGAGCGTCGTCTTTCAGAAGAAGTAGAAAGAAATAATAAGATTGAAAAAGCTTTAAAAAAACAAACGCCACCCGCAGACCCTTCGTTAACAAATAACGAAAAACTTATGGCTATTA